GATATCATACCTCCAACTTCTTCAGGCATTTCTGACATAGCCATATCAAAATATTCAAGTGCTTGATCCATTCCTAAAGCAAAATCATTTTCTTTTTCACCTTTTGCTAAATATGGTATTTTAAATACAAGCAAAAGATAATTTTCTAATGCTGTACGTGCCTTCTTTAATTCTTTATAATCATAAATATCTGTGATTTCAAAGAATATACCTGCTAATGGGGGAAGAAAATAATCTAACCCTTCATTAATTTTAATAGTTATAGTTTTATATGAATCAAGTTCTTGCCATCTTTGATTTTGTTTATTAGCTTTATATATATTATATTTACGCTCAAACTCAGTATCGAATCTTTCTAATGCATCTTTATATTTATCAAAATAACTAAAATCAAAAGATACTACTGGAACACCATCTTCAAATGCGGTAATATCACAATAATCTGCATCTAATTGCTGAATGTAGTATGAATCTTTAGTTCTCCACTCATAACCAAAAAACACATCATCACGCCATGCAATTTCTTCAGCTTTGGCAAATTCGTGTTTAATATTCATAACGTCAATAAAGTTTAATGTTTCAAGATATTTTTTAGTAACGGTTTCTTCATCTAATTTGGAAAAATCCGTTATACCTTTTAAATCAACCACATAATCATATGTATTAAAGTTGGCGAAATATTGGCAAATGCGTTTGTAATGTAAACTTTCATCATATAAAAATCTTGATAAACCACGAAGTTGTTTTTCAAACTTTCTAGGATTTTGCATCCATGTAAATACAGTATCTTTATTAAAATTTTTCTGAAATAAAGAAGCAGTATTTTTATTTTTATTTAAATCTTTTCGTACCCATTTTGCTAGTTTAGAAAAGTTTTGTACCAGTTTTTGAAACACTTGGTCATCTCTACTTAATGGGATTTGTGCTATTGTTTCTCGTTCACTCAATATCTATTTCACCTCACTTTATTTTCTTCTGATTTGTGGTTGACGAAAACTGAAAAGTTTTTTGATGTCGATGTCACCGTTCTTAGGTTTAATAAAATCTTTTTCAAAGATAGACGCAACAAAATTTCCGTAACTGCAACTCGTATATCTATCTTTTCTTGCAGAACCTACGGTTTCTAATTTTATATTCCCGCTTAAAATTGAATACTCAAGATTAATAGATTCATTTATAAGAAGCTCTACTTCAACATAAGGTAATATAAACCACGATTTTAGAGATATGTCTTCATTATTTATATATTCTTTATTATTTTTAATTAAATAAGTTTCAGCTTCGTTTTCATTTACTAAAAAATTAATCATGCCTCTTTGTAGTTTGTCTCTAAAATCAACAGCAATTTCACTATTTAATTTTGCTGAAGCCATAATTGGATATATAACTGGTTTTGCATTAATTCCTAATGTTTTTTCTCTTAACTCGCTAATTAATGCTTTATCAATTGTTTTATGTTCGTAAACAGTAAGAGCGTCATATTCAATACCACGTTCATCATCTTTAGTTACAACAGCCAATTGTTCAAAAACACTTATACCTGCTTGCTGTAAGTCTAATACTATATAATCTGCTTCAAAATCATAATAAATCTGTTTAATTCGCAATGCCTGTTTTCCTGTATGTTCACCTTGATGACTTTCTAAATAAACATACTCTCTTATATATCCTTTAGCAGTAGGCAATAATCTAATACAAGAAATAATTGTATTGTCGTTGGCATTTCCTTTACGAGTTGCTATATCCACACTTACAAGTCTAATTTCACCATCAACACGTTTAATTTCATATGGATTTTTCTTTCTATCTAATAAGTCTTTTCTTAAAGGGTAAAAAGCTTTTTTTATATTACGATTCTTTTTGAACATATCAAGCTTAAAATATGCATTACTATTTTCACCAAAAGGAATATTTTCATATTCTTCCATAAAGGTAATTTCATCCATAGTGGTGCGCTCTTTAGCAATTTGTTTTCTTGTTTTTATTCCATGACGAATAGCAATAAGATAATCAAATGCAATAAAACCAACATTTCTACCTTCAAGCATCATCTTAATCATTTTAATAGTTTCTTGATACCACCACATTGATTTATGATAAGCCGAAGAAATCAAAACTTCTCTTGGTTCTTCTATTAAATGGCTATACTTTGGAATTTTTAAATATGGCGTTTGTCTTGCATAAGCAAAAGGTTTTACAATACTATCATACTTTTGCTTATCCATAATTCTGAACTCTTCTCCAATTGTGAAAGTTGATCTTTCACCTCTTCCTGACTCATTACATGCCACAACTTTAATTGTAGTACCATTATGTAAAGTACAAATACATTTATTTTGTGTATCTGTATAACTTTTAATTTCTCTTGCAATATTAGGATAATCTTCTTTGAGTCTAGCTATTTTGCCAAAAATAATAGCGGCTTGTTTTTGAGTTGCCGCTACGACTACAATTTCAGAATTTGGGTAAAGAGTGCCTCTTGCTAACGCTAATAATGCTATAAGCCATGATTTTGCACTTGCTCTTGATGCAATAGTTACAAAGCTTTCAGAAATACTCATAAAGTATATCCATATTATTTGATATAAATGTAATGCTACACCAAAATAATGTTGAATAAACCTATGTATATTCCTACGGTAAAAAGTTACCCAATCAATAATGTTATTTTGCCATTCTTTGCTTCGTTCTTTTTCTTTAATCATTGATTTTGGTGCTTTAAAATTATCTGCATTACCTGCATATTTTTTGAAATTATTTTCATATTTTGCATAGCTAGCCATTATCATCACCATCAATATCTTCATCATCCAAGTTAAAATTTAAATTATCATTAACTTGAAAATCTCTATTCCCCGTGATGAAATTTTTTATTGGTCTAACTATATAATTTTGAATATACGGAATAAACCCATCTATATCTTTATATTTTTCTTGTTTATCATACCATTCAGCAGGTCTAAACTGTTCAATATCCTTTATCCATAATCCAAAAGTATCTTGTAATTTTCCCGCACTTGCGGTATTAGCTTTAGCTGGATCAACTGATGCTGTTTTCATCAAATCTTGCAATTCTTTCAAGTCATTAGAAACACTTTCATTTAATGCACGTTTATTTCTAATTATAAGAATTTTAATGCATATCTCTTTTAATAAAGTTATTTCAGCTTGATTATCACATTTATGTGTCTTTTTCCAATTNGTTAATTCCTGCTCTAAAAAAATAATATCATCCAAAGAAAAACCTTTGCCCCAAAATATCTGTAAATCTTCATCAATGTCTTCATCATAGCTATTACTTGTAATATCATTATTGCTTTCATCTATAAGTCTGTCACTATACTTAAAGCTAAAAGAATCTAATTTGGCATTATTTTTCCCTGTAGATTGTAGTTTGCTTTTATAATAACCAAATACAGCCTTTGCTTGTTTTCCTTTACCTATTAATCCAGCAATATGGGATTGAGTTTGTCGCAACGCTTCCATATTAAAACAAACATCTAAATCTTGACATGTAAGATACATTGCTTTTTCCATGTTATTATAAACACTAAAATATGTATCATATATTTTATTACAATCTTCTTTGCAAATACTCATAAAACCATTTGTATCAAGCATTGGATTAGTTGCTTCGTAAAATTTAGATAGTGGTTTTGTTTGTTGACATTTTCTACAATATCCTTCTTGACCAGACACCATTTTAGGTTGTCTGATTGTTTTGCCTACTTTTGGCATCTAATCACTTCCTTTTAATCCTTTAATTCTTATCCAATAAAATCCTCTTTCTATACACATTTAGCACACAATAAACCCCTATTCAAAATCGAATAGGGGAGAGTTCTATGCTAAAAATTTATTTTCATACTTGTGTTTTTTCAATTGCTATCTGTCCAAATTTTGCAGATTCTATTGTAGCATTTGCATTGGTTTCATTTACTTTCTTAGTCAAATCAATTTCCATCTTAGTAAACATACAAGTAAATGCTTCTTTATTACTCATACCTGAACTAATTAATGTAGCATAAAACCCTGCAAACCAACTAGCGTCTTCAATACCCTTTTTAAATTCTTCGTTTTCTTCAAAAAATGAAGTATCTTCAAAAATTATTGGTTCGGCAAAATATAATTCTTCAGTTTCAGTTAGTTCTAATTCAGAAGTAGTTTCCTCTTCATTAATTATATCCTTATATTCTTTACACATTTATTTTAACCTCTCATAAAATTTTGTCTACAACACCTAATTCTAAAGCCTCTTCAGCCCAAAGGTTTACATCCAAATCAAGTCTAGTTATCTCATCAAGCCGTTCTTGTGTAATTTTAGTATATTTTATAATTATATCTTGACACCTACGCCACAATTCGTCTAAGTCTTTTAATGATCTTCTTGATTGCTCTACACTTGAATGTCCCATCTCAAAATGTTGTACCTGATGAAATAANAATCTTGTGTGTCTTTGACACCATCTTTCGGAACAAGATATAAGAATTTTAAAAGCACCACTCATTATTTTACCGTAACCAATGCCTATTATTTTATATCCTTTTTCTTTTAGTTGTTCAATACATGCTATGATTGATAAAGATGCATAAACCGCCCCACCATAAGATGAAATTTTTAAATATATAGGCTTTGCTTCTGTTGGTAATATACCTTCTTTTTCATCATTAGCAACTATCTTTTCAAACATTCTATTTATTATAAATTCCGTTTCTTCATTAATTTCATCATCATTTAAATAAATAGTACGCTCTTTAAGATAGGCATTTAGCTTCATTTCATCAATGAATCTATTTGAAGATTGCATTATTAAATCCATAATGCACCGTATTTAACCCTTCGTTTTATTTTATAGTTTTACCCGATAAAAAAGTTATTTTATCTAGTCTAAAATAGTGTTTAATATATCCGTCATACCTTTATCTTTATTAATTATAAATGTTTGATTCTTTCTTTCAGATTGAATATATCCACTATTATTAGACCATCTTGACCATCCAGAAATAGTAGGTAATCTTCTAACTTCTAAGTACCCCTGTTTAGCATATTCCATATCTTGATGCAGATGAGCCAACATACTAATAATATGGGTACAATCACTCCAATGTTGTTTTGCTTCGGAAGTTACTAATTCTAAGGCATCTTTAACTTTCATGTCATGAGCAAAATTTAAAAGCGTATTGCCAAATCTATAATATTTTCTAAACAAAGGAGAACCATCTACAGTTACATTTTTATCATTTCTATACCAAGCCTGTACTGTCTGCATAATTCCAAACATAGAATGAAGGTCATGGTTAGAAGGTACATATACAACATCAACTGGTGCTATATTGGCCAATATATCAACGCCATTAATAACTAACTGTGTCGCTTCTTTAATTGCACTAAACCAAAGAGTATTATTATCTTGTGGTGTCCCTTTTGTTGTTGACCCATTGATATTATCTGCATTTATAAAGTCATTTCCAACTACAAATAATACTTTTTCAAATTTTTTATTTTGAATTCTATTAATTATATCATTCAATGTATTATAATAACATTCTTTTGCAATTTCTGTATTGTAATCATTGCCTGTAGAAAATTTATCAGCAATCAAATTATAATGAAAGTCAGCAATAGGTACAACTAGCATATTCCCATTGTCAGAATAATGTTGTGGTAATACATTAATTTTATTTTGATAATTTGTTTTTAAACCATCAAATAATTTCTGAATATCTTCTACATTCCAACAATATTCTGTTCTCGGTTTAACCACTATTTTACTAGAATATAAGGTTTGAATTTTGTCTTCCTTTGAATATACTTGCCACAAATTATTTCTAGCAGATACCAATTCCCAACATTGCGGATTATATCCATGTGCTTCCATAAGGAAATCAGGATTTTTTGATTCTTCATTGCACATTACAATGATTCTTTCACTGGATTGAGAACCGTCTTTGTTTAATTCAATAATGTTCTTTTTAGTTTTTAAATCTGCATCAAAGTCTTTGTCATTAAAATCTTTATGTATTTGTTTATCTATATTATATTTTTTACTTTCTTCAATAGTTCTTTCTAAATTAGTTAAACATTTTCTTGCATGGTCAGGAGACACTTGTTCTCCATAAAGCAGTTCATAAATTTCTACCTTGTCTAAATCATAGTCTAATCTATGACTTATTAATCTTTCTGCATAAGTTAAAAAATCTTCATTTTCAAATCTTTGTATACTCAAACTTTATCCTCCACCACTATTTTTATAGAATAGGGAAGAGGACAACTCTTCCCTTGTGCCGACCTTTATTTAATTTGTTCAATTTTTATATCTTTTCTTTTAGGCAAATCTACTTCAAGATTAATAAATGTAAGACCATTTGCTGTTTTGTATTTTATGCTCTTAATATTATTAAGAACTTCTTCAATTACAGGCAATTCATAACTACAATTATAAGTGTAATTATCAACCTTTGTTTCACCTTTAACTACAATACAATCATCGGATACCGAAACAATAACATCTTCGGGATTAACTCCAACCGTTCTACATGTAGCTTTAAATCCATCATCAGTCTTTTCCCAAAAACTAGGCATTTGGTCTTTTGTCTTGCAATTAAAGACTAGGTTTCTTGGTCTTCCAAAAATACTGTTAAAACCGTCATCAAAAAATCTGTTGTAAAAACCTACTTGTAAATCTGTCATAAAAATACCTCCATAAAAAATTATTAAAAAAATATTTTGCCCAAATGGGCTGGAGCTACTAAAAGGACTTGAACCCTTAACAACCTGATTACAAAACAGGCGTTCTACCAATTGAACTATAGTAGCTTGAATAGGGGATAGGGGGATTAAAACCCCAACTTGCCTACTAAGGCACTTTAACCTCACCTTCAGCAACGATTATTGTCTTCTCTGCCTGTGANCTTTGGCTACTATCCCCTAAAAATGTAGCATTTTTAACACTTTGACATTGTTATCTACTTTCAAAAGCTTTGCTACAAAAGCGAAAGAAGAGTTAAAGAACTAATTTAAGATGAATTTTAGGTCTTCACCTCGACCA